CCAGTACGTGATGTTGTTAGCGGTTGCTATCGCATTTGGCCCAGCAATAGATATGTTGTCGCCCATGATCTGGAAGCTCCAGACATAGGGTGGGCCGAGATACTGCATTGAATAAATGGCGGAGTCGGTCAACACCAAAATTTCTTGGCGAGTCTGCATTGCCGTGATAATTTGTGAGCCGTGACTCAGGCGATAGCTACCTGCTTGGTTTGTAACAGCCGGAAACCATGTAGCAAAGCTCTCTTGGTCAGACCAGCGAATCAACAGGGGGTCTTGAACAATACTGCCATAGTCATTAACACCAAAAGCAAGGACAAACCTTGATGCGTCTGACACCATCACAAAGTTGGCAACAGTTGGGCATGAGGAGTCCGTGGTTATGGTTCCTGACTTAGTAACTACAGCAGTGCTTGGGCCAAGGTACTGGCCACGATTAAACGTGTTAGCGGACGCAGCGTTTGCCCAGTAGTACAGCGCACCGCCACGGGGGTTGAAGACCAAGTCCTCACCAAAGTTTGACTGGCTCCACAAACGAAGCTGTTCTCCAATACCTTGACCAGCGGGAGCCGAAACACCCCAACCAGTAAAGCTGGTGGACTGGACAACTGCTGCGTTGTCCGCATGAGAGGCGGCTGCGCCGGAGCCTGTACCGCTTAGTCCTCGAGTACATCCCAAGAACTCAGTCGAATTTTTACTTGTATAAGAGATATTCTCTGAGTCAATTAAGATGTTTCCGGATGCTGTAAATGCGCTTGTGCTGTCCACCGTAATTGTGGTGACGGAACTATTTATAGCCCCATTAAGTTGGTTTGTTGCCGTACCTACAATAACCCCGCCCCAAGTACCAGCGCCCCAACCCACGTTCTGGGTGTAAATTGCATTACCTGTTGTGATCTGGTATGCGCCAACAACAGATGCACCGCCGCTGCCAACGTCGCTTGCGTTTGCCGCAACTGAGGCTGTTATGGTGTACTGATTGGTGCTTAAATAGGTAATCTGAAACTCAGCGTTCAATATGGCGGCTGTGATGTTGCCGCCCAAAGATACCGCGCCGCTGTAAGTTACAAAGTCACCTGCTTGAGCGCCATGTCCGGCATCAGTAACTGTAATTGTCGTAGACCCATCAGCCGCCGCAAAAGTCACTTCCCCCGCTGCGGTGGTGGTGCGCAAAGGGGTGACGTCGTAATAGAAGCCGTTCGTGCCGCTTTGAATGTAGTATTTAAAGTTTGTGCCAAGGGACAGTAAGTTATAGCCCGTCAAATTAAGCCAGTTCCATAACGCACGGCACACTCCCCAGAGCGTACCCGTGGTCGGCTTTAGCGTAGATAAGTTTGTCCCAGTGTCCTTAGTCCATCCGCCAACCTTCTCCGGCTGACCAGAACGGAAGCGAATTTTATTGGCCGCATAGTACCCACCCTCATTGGCGTAAGAGGTGTTTTCTCTGTTTATGCCGGGGCGGAATTGAAGTTTTTGTAAGGGCATGGCATCAGGCTACTAGACCGGGAACATATTGGGTTTTACCAGCGACTTTCATGGCGGTCAACTCCTGCTTCTTCAGGTTGTTCGGGTCATAAGACACATGCACCCAGCCGCTGTCAGGGATACCGGGGGTGTAAAACTCCAGTATCAACTGGGTGTATTCTAAGTTATCCATGATCCATTGGGCAAGCTCTGCGTTTGGCACTCCGGGTATCTCAATATCGGCTGCTTGGCCCTTGCAATGGTCTGAGGTGCGAGATCCACCGACTGCTGCATTACTTTCCGCACTGCGAAACCCAGAATTACACTTGACACCTTTGCCAAAGTGGTCGCGCACGGGTTGGAGAACCTTCTCAGCCAGCAGGCGCAAGGCTTCAATTTCAGCCTCGCCGGGGGTATTGTCAAAACCCATGCGCAGGGCAGTCTCAGATTTTGTCAGTTCGTGCAGGGAGAAGTTGGTGGTTAGGTTCATTTAAAGCTCCTCATTTTTTCGTATTGGTCGATGCAGGTGTTGAGATCGCGGATGGCTTGGTCGCCTCGGCTGGTGAGATTGACAAGAGCTTGAGCAGTTCGTCCGTCAAGCTCGGCTCTTGCTTCTGTATCTCCACTGGGAGCGGGGGAATCTGCGGTGGCTGATACGGCGCACTCGGGGGCTTTGACAGGAATGAACAGCCTGCGCTCGCCAGTAGCAATATCAGCACGCAACTTGTCTTCTTTAGCCTTTGCAACATTGTTCGCCTTTCGTAATGTCTGACCATAACTCTGCGCCACTTGCGCCATCGCCTGCTCAGTTTCCCTCGCCTTGGCGTTTAGCGCGGCAATTTCAATTTGCTGGCGCTCGTACTCATCCGCACTTCCCTTGAAATAACCGCTTGTTCCTGCGCCAAAAACAGCTAGGACGATACCCAGAAGTACCCATGGGTTTAGCAGGCTCATGGTGCTGGTGGATCATTGTCAGTTGCTTCAGCCTTGGCGCTTGCATTGGCAATTGCCTTGACTCCTGAACGGCCAGCGACACCGCCAAGCACACCAGTGATGAAGACCATGATGGTGCTGATCTGTTGGGTGTACACCTTATCAATGGCAGCCATACTGCCGTTCATAGGCTGCTGGACAAATGAAACTGAATAGAGAAACATCCCCATGGAGGCCAGCAGGATGGTCACCAAGACCACAATTACGAATGCCCAAACCCTGACTTCAATCTCGTCAGCGTTGAGGCGGTTATTTGGTTTGTATCCAATTGTCGGCATTACTTTTTCTCCTCTGGTTTGACAAGCATTTCAGGGCAAGTACCAGCGGCGGTACAAATTGGCGGCTTGCATTCTGCGGTTTCCCAGTTCTTAGGGTTTTGGCATGGGTAGCGGTAGCGGTCTTCGCAGCCGGTCACAAAGACCAACAGGATGGACAACAGCCAGACTTCAAAAATGTTCATTTATCTTTCTCCCGTTCCTGTTGTTCAACTTTACGCCTTAACTTTTCCATCTTCTCAATTTGCTGCTTGGCCTCTTGCTTGGTTTGCAGCACGTCCATGTATAGCATCCCAAACAAGGGCAACATCAAGACAACCAATACACACGCCGCCATCCAACCCATCACGCTTTCCCAGTCTTGCTTAAGAGGCTCAGGAGGAGCCACATATACAGGAGGAAAAGAAAAGTCACTAGCAGGTACGCTTGCTTTTCGCTTGTAAGGCGCTCCCTTTCCTTGCGTTGCCATGAGTCGTCATCCCGTTTCTTCCTTGCTTTGTCCTGCTCTGCCTTGATTACATCCCGCATATCAAAAACCTTGGAGTACATTGCCCCCATTTCAGGTGGAGACTGGTAGACCATAGTTTCCCTGATTGTCACTTCCAACGCTGCCATTTGGTCTTGAGCCATTACCCGCTTCAGGGCGGCTTCCATCAGGTTAGCGTCGGGATCGTAGACTGTTTTGCTCTTTTCTTCCTCTTCCCTTATGTGCGTTGCAAGCTGTTCTTGTAGCTTGAAAAACTGGGTAAGCTGAGTGACGATGTCTGCCATGACTTTGGTTTCGTCAACGGCAACGTAGGCTTCCTTCTTTTTTGCCACAGGCTTGGCTTGGGCGGCTGGCTTTGACCCGAAGAGTTTTGCCCAAAATCCTTGGACTTCCTTACCAATCCCAACAACCTCGTCCACAGTGGCTTTAACCTCCATGAAAGAAGTCTTAGCCTGCTTGTATAACTCACAACCTTCTTTGATTGCGGCGACACAAGCATTTGCAGCAAAGAGGATGGAGATCGGGTCAATCTCATTTCCCCATTAGGCTGTACGTTTCCACATATAGACCGTGATATATGGCTGGTAGTTAGCGTTTGTTCCTGATGATCCTGACGATGCCACGGTTGTAGAAACTGTAATGCCAGTTGTTTTTGTAGTTGAAGTATTGCTGTTTGAAGCACCGCCAACTTGCTGGCCGCCAAATGTTCCACCACCACCTGCAACAGTTACAACAGTAGAGTGGTTATGCCCGGGGTCTGTAACAGTAGATGTTGCTGTATGCGTGTGGCTTACAGTAATTGC